GTATTAACTGAACCAACTAAACCAACACCAGCTGTAATATTAACCGCGGTTATATCACCGGCATTAGATGTATAACCTTGGTCATTATTAAACTGGCCAAGATTTATTTCTGAAATTAGTTTTCTTCTTTCTTCGCTATTATCCAATAAGATAAGTTCGTCTTGAGCACCATCTACAGCAGCTGTCATATCAGTAAGTTCAGATAAGTCTAGTGTAACTGCAAATGATGAGTTACCAGCTTGATCAGCTGTAAAAGTTGCGGTTCCATCAAGGCCAGTACCAGTACTCATTGATAATGTACCATTATTTGGAATCGCGCTTGCGGGTAATGTAAATGGCTTTGTGATTACTTCAGTTACGTGGCCTTGAGAATTTACATCAACACCGGTCACGGCTGAGAATGTTCCGCTTGCCGCTAAAGTTTGGCCTGCCACAGTAGTATCACTATGTGATACGTCACTATGACTAACTTGCAATGTATGATTTTCGCCACTAACAGTTGTCACATAATCGGTCGAAATTGCAGTTCCACCTCTAATACCTAAAACTTCATCCTTAGTAATTGTCGCTTGGCCATTGTCATCAACTTCTATCTTAAACGTCGTTTTATCAGCATCGTCATCAGCTCTTGAAAAGCTTCTAATTGTTAGTGTCGTATCGCCTTCAGCATATTGCCATCTATTTGTTGTTTCATTCCATTTAATGTAAGCATTTACATATGAACCTCTTTCAATTTCAACAAATGAATTTTGAGTTGGAGCTGAGTTGGGCTGATCGCTATTAAGAATAATTTTATTATCAGAAATCTTTAATGTTTCATTATTAACAGTAGTTTCAGTACCTTCAACATGGAAGTTACCTCTAACAATAATTGTATTATCATTACTTGTATCACCAATATAAATATCATCTCCACTTAATTGAGATAATCTAGTTTTTAGGTTTGCAGTACTTACATCAATATCAGTATTGGTATCATTACCATGGATATTAAATTGACCAGGATTTGTATATGAAACAGTAACTGTACCAGAATCGGTAATTCTTACATCATCGCTTGTACCATCATCAAGTCTAAGGATTACATCATTACCATCAACTCCTGAGTTTACAGCTTCAAATGTTGCTGTTCTTTGCGAAGTAAGGAATCCATGATTAGCGTCAAGATTAACAGTAACAGTATTTCCAGATCTTACTGTATTAATTTTATTACCACCAGCGATATCTACAGTTTCGTTTGAATCGATTTGCGCTGTGCCACCAGTATCAGCTGTTAAATGCCAATGGTCATAGTTATCGTATCTGTCATCGAAGTCATCAGTTGTAATAGCACTGATATGTCCTCTAGAATCAACTGTTACTGATTTAATATAACTCCCATCTTCTGTGCCTGGTTGTCCATAAGTCTGAGCAGTAATACCAGATACAGGGTGGCCAAAACTAACTTTATTATTTGATGCCGCGGCAAAAGATGTTGTTAAGAATCCGTCATCGCCAAAGTTAACAACACCATTAACATTAATATCTGCCTTTTTAATACCTTCAACATAAAGATCCCAGCCATCCCAGCTTAAATCAGAAAGTGTTAATTGTCTTGTAGCAACTGTGCCATTCGCATCAGTGACATGCCCTTGAGTATCAGAGTTAATATTAAAGTCTAAATCAGAAATAACCCATGCACCAGTTAATGCTCCAGTATCGATATTAATATCATCGCCTGGATGTACTGGGTGAGAATAATCATTAGTAATAGTAAGAGTATCACCGGTTACAGAAGTTGTTATATTTGTACCACCAGTAATGGTTAATGTATCATCATTATTATCAGCAACTGCTGTTCCTGAATCGCCTGATACATTTTTAAATATATATTGTGACGAACCTTTATCAGTATTAGTCAATCCAGCAGAACTATTACCTGACTGATTTGCAGTCATTGAACCAGAACCAGCAAGTCCTGAAGAACCAGATACTGTAAATGTACCATTACCAATGGTAACAGATCCTGTAGATGCTGTAGCTCCAGTAACGTGACCAAAATCGTCAAACGTTAAAGATAAATCTTGAATAAATGTATTACCACTATTATTTTGAACAAGATTTGCTGCTTCTGTAACAGCTTCGTGTGCAATTGTAATTGTTGATGTTTCGCCAACCTTTGAATCAGTAATTGTAATATGGTCACCACCAACAAAGTTAACTGTATCTGTATTACCTACTTGATCAACTTCAGTTCCACCACTTTGCAATACCCAGTATGGATTAGTTGCTTGATATCTAGTATCAAAGTCACCAGTTGTAATCGCGCTAACGTGACCTTCGGCAGTAAGGGTAAGCGATTTAATATACTTACCATCTTGTGTACTTGGACCAAAGTTTCCAGCTGTGCCTGAATTGTCAGTAAGTACGTTTTTATGAGTTAAGCTAAGCGTTTGAGTTCCTGAATTAGCAGAAATATTTACAACATCGTCATCGGTAAATGTAAGAGTATCGTCATTACCATCAGCATCAATAGTTACTGCACCAACTAAAATATTTTTAAATATATCTTGTGATGAACCCCTATCTGTATTAGTGATAGTAATAATATTATCACCACTACCTACTGTAGTAATACCAGTGCCTTGAGTAATATTTAATGTATCTGAATTAACATCTGCGGTAGCACTAGTACCACTTGAAGGAGCTACTGTTTTAAAGATTTTTTGTGAAGATCCTCTATCAGTGTTAATATAATTAGTTACAACTGTAGCACCAGTCTTAGTTACCGTTTCGCTTAGACCTAAACCAGCGCTGAATGTTAAGTTATCAGATGGTCCAAAATCTACGCTTTCAATTTGAGGCGGATTAAGCGTAGCAGTTGAAAGAATTAAAGCTCCATCAGCTTCCCATCTGCCATAAGTACCATCGCCATTATCATGGCCATAGTTATAAACAATTGAGTGAGCACCAGTGACATTACTAGCAACGCCACTAGGACTTGTGATTGGACCAACTTCAAGACCAAATCCACCAGTTGAAGGTTCAGATGTTAAACCGTTTCCAGCTAAGACTAATGTGTCTTCGACTGTTAGTGTTTCAGTATTAAGTTCAACAGTATCGCCTTCGACATAAAGATCACCAGCAACATATAGATCTTCTCCAATACCAACACCACCGGTCACTACAAGAGCTCCAGTAGTAGATGATGAAGAAGCAGTACCGTTACTTATTGTAGTAACACCATCAACATTAACCGTTGAATTAAATTCTCCATGACCATCAACTGTGAGACTTGAATTAAGATCGGTATGTCCATCGACTCTACCAGTTCCTTTAGCAACAAAGTTACCATTAGAAGCAGTAACATTAAACTTAGTCGCTCCAACTTCGAAGTTTCCATCAACATCTAACGTACCATCAATTTGAGTATTACCAGAAGTTGCTGTTACATTAAACTTATTATTACCAACTCTAAAGTTACCATCGATTCCACCAGTTCCGTCAACTTCAAGAGTACCATCAATTTGAGTATTACCAGAAGCTGCTGTTACATTAAACTTATCAGCACCAACTCTAAAGTTACCATCTACTCCAGCAGTACCATCTACTTCTAAAGTTCCATCGATCTGAGTATTACCACTAGCCGCAACAACATTAAACTTGTTTACACCGACTCTAAAGTTACCATCAACGCCTAGTGTTGAATCAAGCTCGGTAGTTCCTGTTACAGATAGATTGCCACCAACACCAACGTCTCCAGAAACTCCAAGAGTTGATAACGATGTATGTCCAACCACTCCAAGAGTTCCACCAATAGTTGTATTAACACTAACTGTTAGATTATTTTCTACTGTAAGATTATTATTAAATGTAGCATTAGTGCCACTACCTGTTAACATTGTAGTAGTACCAGATTTAATAATTAAATTACCATTACCAGTATGACTAAATGCGCCAAATTCATTAGCAGAGCCATTGTCTCTTAGTTTAATATCACCACCGTCTGCGTCTAAAATAATATCTGCAGATGAATTTATTAAAAATTGTCCTGATGTAACACCAAATGAATTTGCGCCTGCGCTAATCTCATAAGTAGATGCATCAAACACTGATTCAATTTCGTTAATAGCACCTACTAAATGAGATGCTGTTGTGTCTAATGTTACAGAACCTGTTGTATGAATATCATCATATATTTCGTTAATGGCATCTAGGATCGAAGTTTTGTCTGCTGTTTTAAGATCAGACATTTCTCTTCTATTTCCACCAGATCCAGCATTACCTGAATTAAATAAGTCTGCTTCGATTTCATTAATAGCATCAACAATGTTTGTATTAGTTGTGTGAAGAGATGTTAGAGATCCACTTGTATTAATATCATCATAGATATTTTTTATTGCTGTAGTGATATCTGAACCTTGAGCTGAGTAATCAGTATCTCCAATTTCAGCATCAATGACTCTTACAGCAGCTGATAAATTAGTTGAATTAGCAGCATCTACAGGACCACCAGTTCCAAACGCCATATTACCAATTTGATCTTCATGTTCTCTTAATGAATCTCTTACGTTTTGAGCGGCTGTTGTTAACTGATAGTCACCGTTTGCGCCTCTTAAAAATGCTTCAATTTCATTGATAGCATCAATAATGTTATGGGCATTAGTACCCATAGCATAACCAGTTCTTTCGGATAAGTCATCTCTTAAAACATTTTCTAATTCATTAATCGCAGCCACTGCAGAAGTAGTCACATTAGTATCTAATGCTGTATGATCCCCAAGTTCAGTTCTTAGTTCTTCAACAGCTTCTTTAAAATAATCAGCAGACAATCCAGCAAATGATACTCCAGTACCATTAACAAAAAGTTCACTATGAATTTCATTAATAGCGTCTAGGATCGAAGTTTTGTCTGTAGTTAAAAGATCAGATCTAGTTCTTTTTGTTGCGCCTTCGCCATTAAATAAATCTTCTTCTAATTCATTAACAGCTTCGGTAAGATCATTAGCCGAAGTGTGAAGAGCCAGATCACCAACTTCTACGTGAAGTTGATCAAGAGCTTTTGAAATAGTATTATCGGCTGATGAAATACTATGGAACTCTGTATGGTTACCAATTTGATCTTCATGTTCTCTTATTGCAGCAGTTAAATTGGCATTGCCATCAGTTCCTAAGTTGCTAAGAGTAACATCGCCTACTTCAGCATGTAATTGATTTAGCGCACCAGTAATTGTGTTATTAGAATCTCCAGCATCTACAGTGCTAATACTTTCATTACCAATTTGATCTTCGTGTTCTCTAATAGCAGTTTCTACAGTTGAAGCTGCTGTACCCATTGCTAAAGCAGTAATTGTTCCAAGTTCAGCATCATGCTCATTAATTGCTAGAACTAAGTCATTAGCAGCAGTTGTTAAACTTTCAACAGTACCAATGTCATCTTGTAATTCGTTAATTGCAGCAACAAGATCTAAAGAGAAAACTTTAATTTGATTAGATCCTGTAGCAGGTGTTGTTAATTCGATGTAAGATCCATAAGTGTTATCTATTGCAGTAAGACTTCCATGCGCAGTAATTGTATTACTAGAACCTAAAGCTCTTATAGATGAACCAGTACCAGTTGGAATAAAGCTTCCGTTGTAAGTTTTGACTCTTATAACGCCATCAGATACAGAATGTAAAGTACCATACCAATCAGCATTTGTTTCAACGCCAGCTTGAGTTGTTTGTGAGCTACCTTGATAAACAGTAACTCCTCTTGTAAAGTTTGTAAGTGTTGGAGATCCAGTATGAGTAATTGTTGCTTTGATATCAGCTGCGTGGAATCCATTAGGACCCATCCCTTGGGTAAGTTCAGTACCATTATTATAGACTCTAGCAATAGCAACGGGGTATGATTCAATTACAATTCTAATTACATTTGCTGCATCAACGGTGTCTGGAGAAGAAGCTCCAACTTTAAGATCGGCTGATGAACTAAATGTACCTGAAGAATCTCTTACAAGAATTTTATCAGTTGTTGCTGATACAATATATGCTTGCCAACTTGGAGTTCCACTAGTTCCTTGATAGACGACAGCGTCTTCAACGTACGACGAGTCAAGAGAAGAAACAGATTCTAGAATAATATAACCAGCAGTATTATCAATAGTATGCGCTGGACTAGTCTCAAACCTAGCTGTTTTTGCTGGAGACGAAGTATCTGAACCAGCAAAAAGTGTTTGACCCGATGATGCTGAATAGACATATGTCTTATCAGCCATTAAAGCATTAAGTTGCTCATTATCACCTAAGTGAAGAGAAATTTCGTTTGACTTCTGTCTAAGTTTCTCTAGTGTGTCCGTTTTATAAATTCTAGTTTCTTTGTTAGCCATTATTTTCCACCAATTAGTTTCTGTAGCATTTTCTTAATTTCAGCAACATCGCTCTTAAGATTATCTATATCTTTACTCTGTTGAGCATCTATCAATTGTTTATCTTTCGTAGCTTTGATCTGCACTCTTCGTGCTAAATAAGCATCGTTATTAGTATTTATAATAGCTTTAGTGACGGTATCTCGCTCGAGGCCAGGTTTATCCTTTACTTTTTTATTAGCCATTTAATTTCTCCATTAAGTAGCAGCAATAGCTCTAAAATCTTTTACAGTAGGCGGAGTTGATGAATTTTGAGATCTCATAATGATTTTAAAGGCCATTGAACCAAAGCTACCAGCAGGATCAATTGAGTATTTAACTTCATTATAAACATCATCGCTATTATTTATAGGCATATCATTTGATGGTAAAGCATACGTCCAATCAAGTAGATCAAAATCAGTGTCTGAACCTGCAGGAAGAGTTTTATAATATAAATCAATGTTAGTACCAGAAGGTCTATTTATTGACATATAAAGATCAATCACATCAGCTTCTTCAACTAGATCGATTTTCTTAGTGATATACTTACAAAGCTCTGATCCGCCATAAGCATTTGTTTCAGCTGTAGTTCCATTATCGCCAATTTTATTTTGTACAGCAATAACAGATAATCTATTAGCATCAAGAACTGGACTTAAATGATCTTTATTACTTGTAAATACTGCTTTTAGTTTAAATGTCTTTATGCCACTATCTTCATTAGACGGAGAAGAAATAACTCTTGGATTAGAAAAGAATTCATTCATATTTGGCAATACTTCAATTTCGTCTTGAGCTTGATACGCAGTTTCATTTCCATCAATCGATTGTTGCGATGTCGAAACTAGATAATATCTAATATCTGTTTCTGGCAATATCATTTGAGAAGCTACAATATTACATAAGTCAAAATGTATATTTCCGGTGGCTGTTATATTTGAACCTCCGCCAGCACCAACGCCAGTTGAGTTATTAGTTGATACATCTGAATTTTTAGCTGTAATAGTATATGAATCATGCTTAATATTAGAAATTATATGAGTTCCATTTATATTGTTGGCTGCAATACCATTAAACGCCGCTGCTCCAGCAATAATAACTGATGATGAACTTTGATGTATACCATGATTAGGATGTATAACCGTAATAACTCCTGAATTTTGAGTTGTTGATAAAGAGTCAGGATTAAGCTTTGTAGGTTGGATAATATCATTTACAAATGTTACTTCCTTAGATGCATTAACACTAAATTGAGCTCTATTTAAAGTAAACTTAAGATCTTTACTTTGATCCGGAGTCCAAGTTGAAGCGTTTTGAGAAGTAAAGAACGAACCACCATGTGGTTGCTTATTAATTCTGTAATTAGCATTAGTTACATCAAAGCCACCCATTTCAGCAACCCAAGCTTCATATTCATCGCAATCAGCTTGTATGACAATAGCATATTCTTGATCTTGTTGTAAATAAACTGGAGTTTCAAAATTAAATCTAGTTGAAGAGGCTGCAGTTGCTGATATATTAACATCTCCTGGGTACATATCAACTTCACTACCTGGAACAACCGTTTGAGTTGGTATACCATTTTCAACTGTAACAATACTTACGCAAACCGGAATTTGAACATCATCTCCAGTTTTTACGTTATACTTAGTTCTAAAAAATAAATCAACAGAGCTTGCAAATAATCCACCTTGTTTTTCTATAAGAATTGTTTGTGCTAATGGATCGTGCCAAGTTGTAGTTGTTTTTCTAAACGTTTCACTAATAACTCTGTCTTGATTTAGTCGACTAGTTTCTAATCTAGGAACTTTAGTATTAGTAATAGTCCTTTGTGTAGACTCAATAAGACCTTGAGCATGAAACATTGTTTCAGCACCAGTACCTTCAGCTTGTTTATTATTAGTTTGCGAATCAGATAATCTAAATTCTTTAGTACCAGTTTTAAACTTCATAGTACTATTTCTAGGAATAATAAACGTACCTGAAATTTCGCCTTTATTATCAGTAGATAAAATCCCACTAGAAGATCCTGGGTGAGACGTACTACCTGCATAGTTTAATACTGAAGTAGTTTCAGACCACTCTTGATATGCTTCTTCTCTACAAAATGCTGTAACATTAACATCATTAAAGAATGCATACACTTTAGTGTTTGGTTTCATTCGAGTAGCTTTAAAATAAATCTTTCTTGATCTCATAAATGGAACGAAGTTAACTTCAACTATTCTATTTCCACTATCTCTAGTTACAGTGTCGAAAGTAACGTCGGTTCTTAAGCCGCTTCTTGATTGATTATGGCTAAGAGTAGTAGTTGTTGTAGTATCTCTTCTAATGTTTCCACGTCTTCTGCCTCTACGACTTCGGAAACCTTCTTGTCTCCACCAAGCTCTTCTTTCCGAACGAGTAGTTTTTCTAGAGGATACTGAAGTTTCTACTTGTCGACCTGTCCAGTTAGTTTCCCACTCGTTCCAAACAGTACCAAGAATACCTTGCTCTTTAGCTCTTTCAACAAACTGGTTATATTGACCATCATCATTAATAATAATATCTGGTCTAACATCAGTCTCTTTCCACTCATCCGATTCTGGTGAAAGATGAACTCGACCATTCCAAGTAAACACGTTATATGGGTTTACGTTTATAGCAACAGAAGCATAAGGCTGAACTGTATGAGAAACTTGAGTAAATGGCATTGTCCAAACTGAGCCAGTTTTCTGTGCAGTGCCTGCAATATTGGAAGCAGTAATAAGATTTACGTTATTAGTTGGACACTCTGGTCTTAATATTCCATTTTCTTTATCAACAGATTCACTACATTCTGGATGTCCCATATTAGCAACTGATTGATCTTTAAATGAATCTACAATCATGCCATTTTTAAATCTGCTTAAACCAGCACTATCAACCATATGAACATCAGCAGCTGATTGTTCTAGTAAAGATAAAGAAGTATAATATTCTAAATTCTTAATTCTCTTATCAAGCTTGCCAATATCACGCATTGTGTATCTTTTATTATCTTTGATTTCTGGAATAACATCGCCTAAATCAAAGATATAAGGCTTTAACTTTAAAGAGTATAGAGTGAGGCCATCTTCTTTATCTTCAGGAGGTTGCGGATATGGTGATGGAACACCTTTAATAATTTCAAAAGCTCCATCTCTTTTTATAATAAGCTTATCAATTCTAGGAAGATAATAATTAACATCAGCGGTTAAAGCGTGACCTACTTTAGGAGAACCAGATAAACTTGATCCAGTACCAGTAAAATTATTAGAACCACTAGAATCATCTGATTTTCTAGGTCTAAAATCAATACAATCTCTTAATTCAAATTCTCCGCCAGGACCAACAAAGATTGGAATATTACCATAATCTTCAGTTGGATATGAATCAACGCAGAAATAATCCCCAGCACCGTGGGTATAGTATTTAAATACTACTACCATATTACCAGTAGGAATACCTGCAGTTCCAGATAGTTTTTGAAGAGAACCTTCAGTATAAAAATTAGCTCTTTGGCCGTCGTCAAATGTAAAGTTGTTTGTTTGATCTATACCACTAGAATCTGTAATAGAAACTATTTCAATAATATCAGATTTATCTAAAGCATATGTCTGTTGATCACTATTAGTTACAGAAATAGTTTTAGTAAATGTAGTATTTGTTTTTACCTTAGGAGAAATAGTTTTCTTAATTGTTCCAATACCCTGAACCACAACTCCATTAGCAATATTTAATCCACCGGCTGAGCAATCATAAGCCATAGTTGTTTTACCATTACCAGTATTTGCTCCGGTTTTAAAACCACTAACGTTAGTTTTTATAACAGCTCCAGCTGGAGCTAAAATAATATCATTTACATCTTCAAATAGACCAATTGATGTAGTAAATGTTAAAATCTCATTAGTAACAGTAGCACTAAAAAATCTTTTTATAGAATATGTCGTATCTCTTGTTGGATCTGCTAATGTTTTTACTGCAGATTGAGGCAACTTAAATATAGATGTATTATTACCAACATCAAATCTATGGCCATCATCTGCTGTTAAGAATTGGCCTACAAATGACCTAGCAGTATCAGCAACATTATCTACGTCATTAAACGTTTTAGTTGCATGCGTTATTTCAATATCAAATAAATACAACCTAACAGAAGCAGAAAAAGCTTCCATTGATTTTACTCTTGCTGTACCTACTACAACACTACTGTCCAATAAAGTTATTGGTGTAAATGATTGAACGTCTGGAGTTCCTTGAACAGTAGTAGCGTCTAGCCTAATATAGTTACCATAGTTAATTTGAGTATTAGTCTCATTTTCAAAACCAGTAGCATCAGACCCTCTAGGTTTGTCCACATCAATATATGTAGTTCCTACCTTTTCGTTTCTATATCCTTGAACATATGCAGTCGATGGCTCAATACCAATAGCAATTTTATTAGCATCTCCGCCTTCAGCGCCAGATAGATACTTACCAAAATTTGTGCCATCATTTAAATGTTCAAGAATCTCAAGTTCAAATGGTTTTGTTATGTAATCACCAGACTCATCGTGAGTTCTTTTTGCTAACCTTAATGACAATCCAGTGTCTGCGGTTTTATCGGTTTTATCAACTACAATAATACCATTATCAACATTTAATAAGGTAATATATTTATCGACTGTTCTACTAGCAATATCAATTGGCTGTTTTATTAGAGTTGTTGCAATCTGATATCTATTTGCGCCAGGAGCAGAAGTGTTAGGAACGCCTTGAGCGTTATCAACTAAAGACGCATCGGTACCTGAAGTTACAATATTTTCAGCAACTTGCAGTCCAATAATATAAGAAGGATTATTTGTGTACTTATCTAAAATAAGCGTTGAAGCGGAAACATAAATAAAACACCCTGATATGAAATATACGCCTTCTGATATAGATACTGCAGAGCCTTTTCCAATTGAATTACTAATAGTAGAAGCTGCATTCGCTCCGTCGGTGTTACTACCGCCACCAACCATTGCATATTTTACAGGATCAGCATTTGATACTATTACTTCGCCTTCTGCAAATTTTTCAACGTTAAGAGTATCGCTATCAGCCCCACCAGATTTTTGGTATTTAATATATAAAGTATCTGGTTCTGATGCATCAACTTTAGGAACAGCTTTTAAAACTAAAGCCGTTACTTGATTTCCGCTATTACCAGTACCAGTAATAAGACTTCCCTCAAAGGCTGATAAATTATTAGCGTTATAAGCAGTACCACTATAAGTAAATGTTGATTCTAGTTTTATATAATCAAATTCAATATTAAGAGATACTTCTCCATTTACGACTCTTGAACCATCTTTAAAAGCATATTGTCCGTGCCTATCAATTTGAGCTTGCAGCATTGTTTGCATTTGAGTAAGCTCACGAGCTTGTACTGCATATCCTGGACGAAATAAAATCCTATGATAATTTTTAGTTTCAACTGTCTGGCCATTATAATCTCTGAAATAGTCATCAAAGTATGGCGTGGCGTTAAATGTTTTTATATTGGTTGTTGTCATATATTCTCTCTTTTAAACTAATATTTATATTAGAATTCGATAATGATTTTTATATCTTCGATCTGTGAAGCTGTTCTGTCAATTGGATTTCTATTTTCTAAAAATACAATATCGCCACTATGTATGTCAACTTCAGGATTAATTAGAAAATCTCCCGCAACGGGTTTTGGCGTTCCTTCAGCTGAAGATGTAGAACCAATTACTGGAGAACCAGTTACAAAGTTTCCATATCCAGTTTTAGAATTTTGTAGATAATGTACATAGCCAGTACCACTATCAACTTCAACGACAAATGCTTGAGCTAAACTTGCTCCACTACCTTGAGTAATTAATTCATCAACTAGAAATGCTTGTGTTGTTGACGCAAAACTTAAAGCTGGAGTTGCTTTTAATGTTGGCTCAATTGATTTTGTAGAAGTTCCAAAATTAAATGGGTTTTTAACTAAAGTAATTTGTCTAAAATCATTGCCAGTAGTTAAATCACCGCCACCAGTTCCATCAAGCAATGTGTTAACCGCAGAAAAGAAACCACCAAGTTCTTTTACAGGATCAGTTCCATGTCCATTTTCAGGAGAAAGAACTGCTCGAGCTGTTGCCAATGTACCACCACCGCCATCGATAACAATATGGGCTGTTGAATAATCAGTACCCTTTGCATTTATAGTAATACTAGCAACTGATCCGCTTGAAACCACAGCAGTTGCTGTTGCTCCAGTACCAGCACCGGTAATATAAACATTAGGTGCTGAAGTATAACCACTACCACCAGCATCTACTACAATTCTTTCAATACCCCCAGCAGTTGTAGAATCTCTTGATGCTTTTTGGTTTAGATATTGAGCGTAGTCACCTTCAGATAATGCTAATTCAGCGGCACTATCATTGGCAAAGGATTCAACATTAATAGTTTTAACAGGCATATAAGATGTTGTAAGGAATTTTTCTGCATCAGCGACGGCTACTGTATACATGTATTTCCAAATATAATTGTCAGATTCTGCTGTTGGCGAAGTCAAAGTTTGTGTTGGTTCCTGTGTTGAACCAGTTCCAGGAGAGTATATACATTTATATACTTTAAACTCTGATGTAATTACATAAAAAGCAACATCAAAAATATCAGCATTATTTGAATCCCATTGAACATATGAAGTACCAGTAGTCCAAGTATGTCTTGGTACCACGTGAGTTACATCAGCAGCATTTAATTTTTTTAATGCAAAAATGTTTTCACGAGCTTCTACTAATGCATCGATTGTATCATATGGGGTGAATGGTTCTGCATCAGTCGTGTCTGAAGTAGCGTTTGACCATGCATCGGTTTTACCAATTGCTACGTATACACTAGAGCCAGAATTTGCAGTATCTATATCTTCTTTAAAATTTTCTGCATTTAAAGTTCTAAATTTGGAGGTTATAATTGCCGTCATTTTTCTTTCCTATTAATTTATGTTAATCTGTTCTAGTCATGTAAATCTGCTGAATAATTACTTGAACCTATGAATGTATTCACGTTATATTTATTTATATCACTTATAGAAGTACTTTGCAACTCTGTGTCACCTAATACCTCTAAAGTTTCATTAAAATCATAAAGCATATTACTTTTTAATATATTTGTTTTTTGAGAGTAGTAATCATTTGATTGAATTGTTCTATATCCAGCTGGTACTACTGTTACTTCGTAGCCGCCCATAAACTTATCAGTTGATGGAGTTGTTTCTGTAATATTCCAGTTTTGGCCTGATGTAAGAACACCTTTTTGTAAAAGTTTACCATTGTATAATTGCCTTCCTCTAACAGAAGCAACTGATTGAACTGGATTTGTTACTTTAACCGAATAAGGATCAACATCAGTATGATTTAGCTGTAAAATTCGAGTAACCTTTTGTGGTTTAACTCGACTTTCGTTCTTAGCAATTGAAGAAATATAAACATTAGGATTTAATATGTATCCAAAGCCAGGATTAGTAATTTCTGTAGATTGTATTTCAGAAGGAACTAATTGACAAATAGCTGTTGCATTACCCGATATAGATATTGTTGGAACTTCAGTATATCCAGAACCTTTATAGCTAACTACTATTGAATTTAATCTTCCATCTTCAATGTGACTAATAGCTCTTGGGAAATCCTTTTTAACTGTAATTGAAACATCATCAATATATACTATACCATCAATGCCATCACCTTGGACTCCTATGTAATCTTCATTAGTAGGATTCAAAGTAGAAATATTATATTCAAATTCAAATTCTTGCCAAGAATTAGTAAGATTAAACGATTGCCACCCGCTATTACCATGTTGCGATGTTGAATACGCCATTCTAAATGTATCTGCTCCGCCTGAAGTTGACTTCTTCGCTCTACATTTTACTTTAACTGTATTCCCGGCCAGTCTATTTGTAAACTCAGGATTAGTTAATTCTAATCTATATACAGCACCACCAATATTACCCGAAGCATTTGAATCTAACGTTGATGTTTGTACTTTTAATACCTTAGATCCGCCTACAGTTTGAATAGATGCTGCATGATCGCTGGCTCCTATTATTTGCCAGTTATCATTAACCCAAGTTCCTATAGCGCTATTTTCAAAGTTATCGCTGAAGAACGGCTGAGCAGTATAAAATATATCTGGATCTGAGAATACAATATCTGGATGTGTTGTATAGCCATTCCCAGTGTTAGACATTTCTACTCTATCTACTGAAGTTGGAGCTAGAATATATTTACCAGCTGCAGTAATATTAGTTGATAATGGTAAACCAAGATTATCTACTGATGTAGGAGCATCAAATGTAATGCTAGGCGCTGTAGAATATTTTTTAGTAGTATCGGCAACAATTGTAATATCTGATATTTTAGATATATTAGGATTAGCTGCAACATTAGCAAATGCTGATTGGTAATTACTTCCGGCACTTTGAACTGTAGCTCCATTAATTTTACCATTAGAGTCAATAGTACATGTTATTGTAGCTTGAGTAATTGTCTGGCCAGTGAGTGGAACGCCATTAACTATAATTGTTGGTGCTGTTGTATATCCAAAGCCAGGATCAGCAATTTCAACAGCTGTTACAGTATTAGCTGCAGCTCCACTAGTTGGAACTGTTAGAGACATTCTACCAGATCTATGAATATTAGTAAATGTAAACGGTAAGAACGTAGAGGCAAACATTTCTACTAATAACGGAATATCTTCTATGCCAATAACGCCTGGTTGTAAATCTGGCATAGCAGATTTTGTAAACCGGTTTGTTCTACCATATCCAAAATAAGATTCACCAGTTAACTGATTATGTTTTGGACCACCAACATATCTTAGTTCTCTTAAAATCTTTTGATCATCACCTAACTCGTCTCTAGTACCAAACAGTTGTATAAGAATTTCAGCAAAATATTTAAACCCTGCGGGATGTACTAATCTATCATAAAAATAATTCCATGAAGATAGATTTTGACCAGTACGTATAAGATACGAAAATTTCTGGTATCTTAAACTATCTTGAACTTTAATAGTATCTGATAAGAAACCTTTTTTATCTAAGTATATACCACCTTTAGGAAGACTAGGATTAACTTCCCAGTTTCCAGAAGAAGGAATAAGTGTGCTATCCCACGGAAATTCAACTTCAACTTCGTCATCAAATAGTAACCTAAAAAATACTTCAATAGAATCAGACGAACCACGAATTTTATAATAATCCGTCATTGCTTTATAAAGATTTCTTTTATTAACAGGAATAGATCTTGGTACAACAGCAGCGATTTCTTTTTGTATAAGTTCTAAATACTGAGCCGCAGTATGATCAATATCCATAGACTCTTCAATAGTATTAAGAGCATATGAAGCGCCAGGACCCGCCCAATATGTTACTGGTGTTGTAATATTTGCTATTTGTGAATTATAATTAACATTAGTTCCAAGGTTAACTGTAAACGTTTTACCCATCGCTGTGCGAGAATTTGCTAAACTTCCAGGTAAATTATTACCATTTGAAATATGAACATTACTATCGTCCATACTAAACGTTGATATTACACCATCTGAATCGGTTAATGTTAATATTGAGTTAGAGCCAGAAGAGTCACTAAAGAAATGATCATTTTCGTTCCTTGGATCATTAACTCTAAAAACTGCTTTATTATCTAAAACTACATCTGAATATGTTTCAGTTTCTTGATATACGAACTCTTCTAAATTCATATATGAGTAATAAGCTTCTAATAATAATTGTAATCCACCTGAATTTTCAAGTATTTCAGCTGACATTAATTCTTCAGTTCTTAAATTCTCTTTTGTTACAGCTTTAGACGAAGCATTAGATTCAATATATCCAGGCGAGGATATATCTGAAGAAAAATGAACGTTATTAGGATTATGAGTTCCAGCCATCTTATCTTAGCCTTGATGTTGTTGTATAATCGATTGTACCCGAAGAACCCGATACTGATATAGTATCTATGCTTGGAGTTATTTGCACTCTTAATGGATCAATAGCAATTAATTGATCTCTCTTAGGAGCAAGATCTAAAGAGTTTGGAACTGCTGTAATTCTAATTGTATCAGGAGAATCATCATCTGGTATAAAGTTGTTTAATGTAATAGTTCCATTAGCAATATCAATTAAACCAGCATCATTTATAACAGTAACATTAATAGAATTATCGATTTTATAAACAATAACTTGTCTATCAGTCGATCCTGAAATTGGAATATCGCCGAAATATACTTCATCTCCATTCAACTTCCAAACTGTAGAAGAAATAAGATAGCTATTAGAAGAACCCGAATTAAAAAACGGTGCTGTAAATCTTAAACTAAAGTTATTATCTAAATTTGCTGCTGATTTGTTTGGTGTAATATTCATAAACATATAAGGGCGAACACTGCTATTTTGAATAGCGGGATCAGCGTTATCAATTGCCTTGAGAAGCTGAGAATGCCTAAATACGCCATCAAACTTATTTAACTCATTAAAATTATAATCTGAAATAGTATCTCTAACAACAGACTGAAGTTCTACTCCAGATCTATCTGTTAGGTTAGGATTATATTTAAACGAAACATCTAATTCTAAATAAGTAAAATTAGGATCTACAATAACTGGCGTAATAGATACAACACTCTTACCTTTAAGAATTGTATTCATGATTTCGGTTTTTTCGTTTTGGGTCAATACTTCATTAACCAATGGTTTAATAGAAATATAAACAGCTCCATAATCTGGTGGATCATTATCTTCACCACCCCATGTAGAGATAGAATTAATATTTGTAAACTCTTTCTTGATAATTGCTCTGTAATCGTCTGATGTTACAGCTCTATTCTGCGAAGTAAATGTTAAGGGTGCGTTAAATCTTATAGATTCATTTGTTTCCTTTTCAGTACCACCCATAGATTTACTTAAGGTATTAACAGTTACATTTGAATAACCACCAATATTATCTACCATAGTAAATACATTAGCGCCGTTAGAATCTTCGCCATTAGTAAAAATATAGTCAAGCGTTACTATGTTATTGTTAAGAGGTTTTTTACCTGTTACGCCATCGCCAAAATATACTTCAAAGTATTCATTTGAATTTTCTTGGAGATAAAATACTCTGCTTGACGAATCAACATTAAGTAAAGATTCAAACTGAGTATAGTTATCATAAGAACTAGATTCTTCGTTAGCTTGAATAAGAACTCTAAGAGTTGAAGTATCAGCATCATCGTCTGATATTTGATATTTTTGATTTTCAATATCGTTATCAACTCTATATAAAAGCTTTTTACGAGTACCCTCTACAATAATAACATTATCAAAAGTAAACGTATTACCATCTCCAGAAATAACAGCAGATTGTTCATTAAGGACTACGTATCTATAGTTTCTTCCATCAACATTAGTAGTCAGCTTAGCACCCCGAGGTAGAGTTAATGTAGATGGAATAATACCTGATTCTCCTGAGACATCAACTGTAATTGTAATAGTCGCTCTTGGCGCTAAAACTGAACGGGGTATGTAACCTAATAGCTTAGCTCGAGTAACAATATTACCACGAATCTGAGCAGAATCCAAGAATGCTTCATTTAAAGCAAAATGGGCGGTCATAGCATTGTAGTGCGTATTATAAGCTAACACATCTAAGAGTGAAGATAAACCTGATCCTTCAAAATCATGACTATTAAAAGCTGATTGAGTCTTTAAATAGTTCTTAAGATTCTTTTTAATCTGATCGAAATCAAGTTCGGTTACATTTAAATTAGTTGCCATAGTTTCTTACCTTAAACGTTTTAATACGATTTCTACAGTTTCTTGACTATCGTATTCTTTAATTCTAAATTTTACTAGAATATTGTATGAATTATTGTCCGGATTATCATTAATATTAATAAATAAAAGTTCAACTCTTTGTTCATTATCTTGTATAGTTCTTGCTATATTTTCTTTCATAGCTTGTTTTGTAATTTCGTCAGCTGGTTCAAAAAGAAGAGCTCTTAGATTAGCTCCGATTCCAAGTCCAAATGGTCTCTCAAAAAAGTTAGTTAAAAGTAAATTACGAACTGCGTATTTAATAGCTCTATCATCTCTTAGTGGAACAATATCTTTACGTATTGGATGAAGCGTTAAATTAAGATCAAGATCAGTCCAAGGTTTTAACCTAGAGCTTGATGAAACTTTTTTAAGATCACCGACAATTCCGCTTGGTTGGAGAATTTGAGATGACTTATCTGATAGATTATTAGTAGACATATAACTATTTATACCTCTTAGGTCGCTTCTTTATCGGCTAATTTAACCTTTCTTCTTACAAACCATTCAGCTGCTGCAGTATTAAAATCTTGAGCATCAGCATATAAATGTGGATTTGCGTCTTTTACAAGGCCATAAGTTTCTTTTAATATTTGACCTTCTTTCTTAAAATCCCATTTAGCGTCTGGATATTTGGAGCTTAATTTCTTTTGTGCTTCTCTTAGCTCTTCTAATGTTCTACCTGTATGTCTATATGTGTTATAATCTCCACCTACTGCTTCAATCAATTCTACCCATTGCTCTTCCCATGTAGAATCATAAAACTTTTGATTCTTCTTTTTTGATCCAAAGCCTTTAAATATCTTATTAGCACGACTAGCAATATACTTTAAATTATTTTTAAAAGAATTACTTAAAAGCTTTCTATTTAATTCTTCTAAATCTTTTTCGATAACGGGGGTGGGTTCAGGAGCAGCTGGTGGTTCTTCAGGAACCTTAGGTTCAGTGGGCTGCTCTTTTACTGTACCATCTGGAGAAGCTTCAACATTAGGAACCAAAGCGCAAACATCAACATTAGCTTGAGATTGTTCAAGTAATTCCGCCGGTGTCATATTAAGAAAATCAGCGTTTAAACCTAGGTTACCTAGTATACTATCTAGTGTTGGAACACCAGCAGCAAACTTTTCTTTTATTTCAGCAATAGACTTAGCCTTATCAAGCGGATTAGTAAGACCAGTTGCGGCACTTATTTTATCTTGTAAGCTTTCAATTTCTGGAAGCTCAGGTTTAAATGATTCTAAATCAGCTTTCATATCATTTAATTTAGATTCCATAGCAGCTAGCTGATCTTTACCACCAGCTAAGAGATCATCTAATTCTCCTTGCTTAGCTTTTAGATCATCTAAAGCTTTATTATTACCACATAAACTCATTTATATCTCCTCTTATGGACTAACATAATAATCTCCATTTGGATCAGATGATTGGTCTAAACATGTATTATTATTCCAATCAAAATATGTACAACTACCTTTACTCGCAATACCATCTGCTGGAGTAGCAGGAGTTCCTTGACTTCCACCACCACCATTAGCAAATACATTAGTGGAAGAATTAGCCGCGCTGTTTGGAACCCAACTACCATGGCCACCAGTACCATCACCTAATCGATGAACGCCTTTACCATTTACCTTTACGTTTCCGCTTTTACCAACAGCAGGATCTCCACATGCTGTAGAATCTCCATCTCGTATGACAGACTTACTGTTAACATTGACATTAGGCGATCCACCAACATAAGAAGTCTTATGAAACGGACTTGGTGTAGGACTTGCATGTCCTGCATGTGAATCACCTTGTCTTACTATTCCTGGCATATGTTATCCTATGGGTTAAGATCAATTGTTGGAGCAACGATCGTAACATTACCACTGGCTGTTGTATTTTGAGTACTGCTATATGTTTCAGTAACAGCACCAGTAACATTTGAATTAAGAGCAGCACCGTATGTCTCTGTTACTGCGCCATCAATTGTTTCTGCAAGAGTACCAACAACTCCGATTGTCTGATTTGTATTAACGCTTAATGTATAATCGGCTAAGGAGGTATGACTAAATGTACCAGCATTCATAACACTCTTATTATTCAAAACAGTTGTCGCCATATTATTTGTAACTGATGTCGTAAAGTCATTACCAACGGTTAAGAGTTTGTCGTTAATAATATTAGTAGTAGAATTATTCATAACACTTAGGTTATCATCCACACCAATATTAGTAGATCGGCTACGGACGACTTCTGTCTCATGATTACCACCAATCTTCTGTTGTAAAGAACCTTTAATATTCATAGTCATATCTTTCTCGACTTGAAGATGATAATTACCATAGACCATCTGTCTTAAATTGCCATCGACAGTCATTGAACAGTTTCCTTTAATATGGATATTCTTATTACCGAAAACGACTTCATAGTCATCACCGACTATTTTAACCTGGCGAGTTCCGTCAGTATAGATCTCTTCATAAGAACCTGATGTATGCATACGATGAAGTCTTTCATTACCTGGAGTATCGTCAATTTCTGTTACATGACCAGACTCTGATTGGTATACTTTATTATATGGATAATCAGGAACATGACCATTCATAGGAGGTAATTCATTCCATGGAGTCTCAGCATAATAAGCGTCAGCCTTATTCTCGGATACAGAAGGAATTTTAGCCGGAACCGCCACTTGTATATCGGAAGGAGAAGAACCTTGAGCCCTTGCTTCCATCTGATCAGATTCGTTATAGTATTCCTGGCGACCTGCGAAGTTAGTATCAGGTTTATCCATATATTCCATTGTTGGATAATGGTCGCCCGTGAAGCCTAATGACTTGGACCGAGGAGAATTTTGAGCAGCGATTGAACCCATAATAATAGGATCCTGAGCTGAAGGACCGTCTCTAAAGAAACCGACTACCCATGAACCTTCCATTAAACCGTGAGGCGTATCTCCTATACCCGAAGTACCAGAAGAAGTTGTGGGTAACATGACAGTAGCCCACGGTAAGTCGTCGACATCTACAGCTCCCTTATTCTCTGTATGGAAACCAAAGCAACGTACTTTTACTCGGTTCATTTCTAAGGGATCGAAGCGATCTTCTACAACACCGGTAAACCAGGTAAAATCTCCACCTATAAACTGATCCATTCTATTCATTATTTAGCGCTCCCTTTCCGACCCATTTTTTCGGCGGAAAATTTTTTTATATCAATATGTTTTATAACTTTTTCTGACAGCATAAAATTAGTCTCTTTTCTGTATATTATCTAATGAGTCTATAAAGGAATCTTTCTTTAATATAAGATCCATTCTATATTCATCCGTAAACTTATGTGTAATAGAAGATATAATATACTTACCAGATAAGAACAAATCTCTACCACGTTTATCATCTCCCGCATCAATAGATTTTACTACATTAATATCTATAGTAGAACCTGTATAGAGATTAAAGTCTCCGTAGATCTCAACGCGTAATTCGAGAGTATCCATATTCTGTATATAAGCATTCGCTGCGAGTATATCTGAGTTCGCTGGTGCCTGGTAACTAGAGCCCCCTGATACGGCCGAGGTGTTTAGACTGATATAAAAGTTAGTCGAATCCCTATGCTCTTCTAAGGGTCTCTCTTGTATCTGACTCCCTTTAGGTATTACCCCATTAGCATTAAGGCGTAGCTTAGAATCACTGTACGCATAAGTCTGTGTATCGTATGACTTAGTAGCTATATCTAATGTATGTAATGTTGATGAATAAGCTCCTGCTCCTATATTCATATACTGACTCATATTAAATTCAGATGATAACGTTAATACCTTCGAAGCAAGTATCTTATTGTTCTCTTCACTACCAACTATAGTATTAGTAGAAGGCGCATAGGTATATTCCTTATAAGATTCTTTATTAATAAGGTTCTCATAGGATTCAAAATATATACCATGTCCTAATGTCTCATAGAAGAAGAACGGTGTACCATTATCATATGATCTCCTTGCTAACCAATTAATAAGGTACATAGGTCTCATACGTGGATATACACCAACAATAGTCTGTTTAGTCTCTGTATTAATAGAAAGATTCTTCTCATCTATAGACAACTCATCTGTACAGATATTCTTTATTAACTGACCAGGTACATTGTTAAACGGCTTAGATATAGTCTTAGACTGACTGATATAGGCATGCTCTGAGACACATCTGAATACATACGTCGCTGTACCTGGACTGAGTTTAGCGTAACTATGTATCTCTGCGATCCTGAATTTGTGCGAGTATTTAGTCGACTGTCCATCTAAGAGCCGTCTCTTCAGTACTAGGTGTAATCCCTCCCCACTCACACATTTCACTTTTTCAAGCAGTTGGGCAGCATCTAATATAGATACCTCACCTTGCAAACTACCACTATAGAGAGATTCATCTATAGAGAGAGATGCTATAAGATCTACTATATTATACTCTGTTCCATTACTACAAGTAAGTGTTGCACTCTCTAGCTCATACGATGATGGTACTATAGCATCTGATCCATTAGCAAGTTTACTATTATAGTTAGACATTGTTTATTATTGCCTCATATTTTTCTACGAATTGTGTTATATACTTAGGATCTATTACTCTTATCTTAGATCGTGCTTCATTAGCTGCAAATAGGTGAGATCTATTAGTATCAAAGGAAATTTCTCCAACTGGCTCTCCACCAGTAATAAATATTCCGTTTGATACAACTCTTTTCTCTGGATCGTCTGTTCTATAATAGTTATGGGGAGCATCGATATACTTATAGACATCATATGTATCAACGGAATCTATAGTATCTAATCCTGTTACCTTTTCTGTCGCATTTTGTGGTCCTGGGGCTGAAGATCCTATGAATGATCCTACTACATCTTGCAAGACTATCTGATTCATGTCCAAATTTTTCTTTACCAATACGCCTGTTGCACCTGACGTCGTTCCTGTAATCGTCTCTCCAAGTTCGAACCTACCCGATAGACTATTAGCTTGACCTAAGCTTACTCCTGCATCGCCTGTAGGGATATCTTTTGGATTCGTTGTAATGACTACACCCTGAAATTCTTGTTTCATATACGCTTGAAGCTTTTCTTGACTCATCGGCCATGAAGCAAGTCCGTCATGAAGAAAATCGTTAATAACGAAGAACGTCCAATAGAACTGAGTAGTACCATATAAGCGTTGCGATACGATATCAGGCCTTTCGCCATTCTTTATCTCATAGAAGCTATACGCATTAAGATTATCAAGGAATGCATTAAGTGGTCTTGCACTTCTATAGATATCGACTACTGTCTGTTTGATACCATTACGATCAAAATCATAAGCCAAAGTAGGGAATTGTTTGAAATAGCTCATTATCCTTGTCCTCCAGGAATATTAGATATGTTGCTTGTAAGATCCTGCATTGTATCTGGAGCCTCACCAACAATATTACCGGCTGATTCATATCCATCTATATAGTTAAGTCCTGATCCATATAGGTCATCTCTTGTGATTGCTCGTACCTCTTGGAATGATAACGTAAGATCGATCTCTACTGGTGCAGCTCCTCTCTTACCGTCGTTTGCATGAAAGGAATTGCCTGTCGCATTATAGTTCGCTGTCATTCCAGTAAGGTATGTATCTATGATTCTTGGCATGTACTTATTGACCTTACCACCAGCCATGAATTTGATACGAAACGTAGGTGGATATTCTAATGATCCTGCACCTATTTCTTTTGGATACATATACTTACGAAACGCGTTCTCGATTTTATGAGCTGTTACTGATTCATCAGCTGATGTGGGTACAAGTTTGAATGCAAATTCAAATGATCTTACGTTTACGCCTTCAAATGTCGTTGCTGTATAAGGATTTACTACAATACCTGATTTAAGTTCGCTTGCTGTTGCAAATCCACCAATGCCTGGAATACCACCCATTCCGCCTTTAGCAGATTTTGTTACTCTTGACAGAATATCAGCACCACCTACACTATCTCCTTGGACTGCAGCATTTGCAAACATGCCAGCTGTTCCAAGCTCTGCTGAACCATAGTTCATACCATCATTTGATGATATACCAGCAGGTATATACAAATGAATCTGATTGAACTCAGGCACACCTTTTCTT